CATCTTTAAGTGCCTCCGCCCACTCACGCTTAATGTTATCTAGATGTAAGCTAACACAATCATAGATAAGTAACATAATAGGAGCACTAAGCTCTACGACTGACCCATCCTTTAACTTAATAGGAATTGACCAATCAGCATTGTTACCTGCACGTAATGCAGATATAGCGCCGCGATATAGATCAAGTTGGCTAGCAAGATCGAGACAAATAATTCCGTAAGGAGAGTCATATTCAGAGTAGTATAATTCATGGTACTTCTTATCAATCTCTGCCTTGTTCATCGATTACGCCTCGCTGTTATTCTCAGCAATGCGGCGATCATTATCAGCGGCTACTTCTCTAATAGCAGCTTGTAATTTCTCTTGATCGTCTTCACCGAAAGTTTTGATGATTTCCTCAACAACCTCTTTAATCTCTTGCAATGCCATGAGTGCTTGTGGAAGGTTGAGAATAAGGAATAGTACATTCTCTAATTTAAACATTAGTTTCACTCCTCAACTGGTGTGCATGCTTCTCTAATGCTTGTAGCTGCTTAACAGCAAGTTCAAGACCTGCAGAGTTAAATGCCTTGTAAGCATCACGTGCAATGTAGAGGCTAGTAGCTGCAGACTTGAGGATGTTCTTAGCAATACCAATCTGTGGGAGGGATAGCATACCGCTATTGATTAGACCGTTGACAATAATGTCAGTAGCCTTGAAAGAGAGTTCTGCAGTAAGCATTGCTCTATCATCAATAACGCTGTGTCTAGCAATCACAACAGGTCCACTAGTAGGAACATCGGTCATATGCTTACATGCCTGTACACTCATAAGAGCAGGTACAAGAAGCAATAATTTTAGCTTTTTCATTTCTTTATCAATTCCTCATAAATCACATCTAATCGACTAGTGATACTGTCTAGCTGTTTATCAGCAGATATACGTCTAGTCTCATGTTGAGCAAATAAGAGTTCTAAATTACCTATCTTGTCAAGCTTCCTATTGAAGTCGACCATGATAAGGGCATTCTCGTTCTTAGTGCTGTAGTTCTTTGCAATGTCAAGTTCCATTGCTGTTTGCTTATTTTGGAGTTCTTTTACAGTTATCCAAATGGTTTTCATCCACCATGCAAGTCCTGTAACTACTATGCCTAAGAGAATTTCTACTATATCGGGTTCCATTAGAATCCAAATCCTCTTTTAGGTCTCGTCCGTGAGATAATCACAGGCGATAGATATTCGGTAGCGTACCTGATACCATCAGAGAAATGCTCTACGCCCTCTGTCTTATCAATCGTAGCTGTTTCAGGGTTCTTATCAACCCACTTGGTTCTTTCCATAGATTCTATCGTGCCAGTGCACCGAGGATGAAAATACATAGATATCTCGCCAGCAGCAGTCATAAGCTCTCTATTGACAGCATTAGTAGAGTCAATAATAGGAGGAGCCTTAAGTCTTGCTAAACATCTGATTCCGTATTCTTCGAGGATAGCAAAATCTGTTCTACCGACTGCTGCGCTAGTTTTTCTTGCGCGTCCGCTTGGGTCAGGATAAGCGAACACTTTGTGTCCTTTATCAATAAACCTCGTTTTGAGCGCAATAGCAAGAGTTTCAGTGTCAGGATGCCCTTTGAACTCATGTATAAAGTGTTTCTGCTTGCCACGGATAGCAAATATAGAAGTAGCTTGAATCCCGACGTTAAAGTCAATAGCACAATGGACATCTTCATTCTCTGCAAAGTCTTCCAGATCACTTCTAACATGTTTCTTCCTTTTGAAGCAGTAAAAGACATTCGTACCCGAGTCCTCAAAGGAGGCCATGTATTCAGATGCGAATACTCTCGGGTCTAGTTGGTGTCTTATTCTTTCGACTTCATCAGGGTCAATATACGGTGAGCCAGTATAGTCGTAGTGATAGCTATTCCATTGAGGATCATTCTCAAAATAATGATGCAACTCATGAAAGAAGTTATAACCATCAGGAGTACTAACGACAGCAGCACGCCCAGGACTCGGAGCATCATAAAAGGCAGCTCTTTCAGGTGACCAACGCGTAACAATACACGGTTGAATAACACCTTGCCATGCGTCTTTAGGATTAATTCCCTTAGAGCAAGATGAGACCTCGTCCCATCCAACAAAGTAGTAACCTTTACCACGCATTCTCTCAACAGCTTCATAGGATAGTAATCTCAACTCAACGTTATTAGGAAAATGGAAAACACCTTTATCGCGTGAAGACTTAAGGGCTATCTCTTCGACACCCATGTCCCATGCTAATAGAGGAAAATAAATATCTGTAACCTGATCGTAGGTAGGAGCAATGATAGCAACTCTCTTATTTGGCACTGAAGCTGGCATATTCATAAGTTCGAATACAGCAGTCATTGCAGCAACAGCTAAGAAGTAACTCTTACCCCAACCACGAGCACAACATACAGAAATAAATCTGTACTTGTTATCTATGAACAGATCTTCATAGGCTTCAGATTGACCAGGGTGTAAGTCTACCATTAGTACACCTTGAAATCTTTAAATGCATACATAAGAGCGATCACTGCTGCTATAGCAATAGTGATACCACCACAAATGAAGCCTGCAGTAAATAGTAACATTATGATTCACTCCCTGGAGGTTTTAAACGTCTAATCTCACCTCTACTTGTATTAACAATAAAGGGAGTAACAGATTTCTCTTCGATAACACCAACTTCAGGGACTCTTCCATAGCCATATCTAATAAGCTCTGCAGCAATCTTCTGTTTCTTATCTAAGAGTTTATCTAAGAAGTCGTGGTGAAACTGACGCTCTGTACCTTTAGCGGTAAGTCGTGTTTCTCTTCCTTCTTTCCAATCAATTTCTGATTTGATTAGACCACATATATCATGATACTGTTGCACAAGCTCACCAATAGGGTCATAATTCAGTTCACATAACCTTCTTTGGCTTCGTTCGGAACCAGCGTGAAAACGCTTATATGCTGACATTTGTGGGTCTTGAGCACCAGGTTGTTCGATTTTGTTTAAATCGTCTGCCATTCTGGTATCTCCGGATTGAAAGGACACAGGTGGGAAGCGTTTTAGTCTCGCGTTCGATCACCATCATTAAGATAACGGGTTCAGTAACATTTAAAATGGTCTTTCCGATGTACCTTCCCAAGTTCTTATGATAATGTACCTTATTTTCTTTATCAATCTTTACGCTTATGTTATAGGTGTATTCTTTAGAGGTTTATACTTTAAGGAATTAAAACGACTTACTCACGTTATCTCATTCAGGGAGGGGAGCCAAGCGATCATTAATTTAACGGGTTCAAGCTAATCCGAAAAAATAAAGTCAAAATAAACCCTCTCCACCATCCCAAATAGGGACAATGAAGAGGGTTTGAATCAGTCTATGTGTAGATAGCGTTTCAATTGAGACATTGCATTGAATTCAGCAACAGCATAGAATTTAGCTTGTTGATCAGGCTCTAATTCAGCTAATGCTGCAATACCGCCTATATTGTACATATGGCGAAACAAGAAAGTCACTGCAGCTTCCTCATCTTCTGTTAACTTATTTCCATCAGACATTGTTATCACCTAAAGCTTCTTTTCGATAAAGTCAGCAAGTTCTTTGAATGACTTACGATGCGTATCATTCAGCACAGGTAGCAGCCAATACTGACTCTCTTCAAAAGGTGTTAGTTTAAGCTTGTCTCTTACACTCTTGGGTAGGTGAGTATCTTTACCGTGGAATTCGTAGAGGCCGCCTCCTATTGACTCCCATTTAGTATTTGGTTCAACAACTCTGCATAATACACCAAGGCAACAATAACCTGTCGATTTAATTCCTTTAGAGGTTGTAGTGCGTTTAAGAAAACCTCGAACCTGCTTATAACGACCACCACGGAGTGCCTTTAACCATTTATCTTTAATCTCTTGGTCCATATCTATCCCCTAATGAATATTACAATCAACACAAGAAAGTAAGTGAAGATTGCCATACCAAGCCAAATAAAGCCTTCTATTTCAAGAGGCGTCATGATTATCAATCATTTCGCGTGTTTCAAACATTGGATGAAATGTTCTATTTGGAAACAATCGAGGGAAATCAATTGGCCAATTACGCGCGTTTACAACGTCCTCGCCAATCGCTATTGAGCACCCATGACAATACCAAGAGTGAGAACCATGGTTATAGTAGTCAGCAGGTGAATCTTGACACTTACTCCTATTACAGCTACCACCTTCTTTACCTTTATCAGGTTTGTTAGGACCGTCATATTGCGGGTAAGGCATATCTATCTCCTAAATACGATTACAACGCTTCTTTGAACAAACTCTCGTATTCATCATAGAGCGTGTCTCAAATTGAGAATGCTTATGTATATGATAGTGGTAAGTCAGCCACTCACGTAACTTAACAACACTCTGACCAATTGCTATTGAGCAGTCAAGACAATACCAATGACGAGTCCTATGATCATACCAGTTAGCAGGTGACGCTTGACACTTCTTACAGCTACCGTTCTCTTCACCTCTCACTTTATCACCGCTAGGCGTTTAGCATAAGCAATGAGAGCATATACTACTGAAGGCTCTAATGCAACAACCTTGTTTTCATGATGGTTAACAGCAAGTCGTATATGATAACCATCATAAGAAGCATATACACCATCACCAAGGTGACTCTCTTCATAAGGCATATCAGAACCTTTCTATATGAAATGTGTCGTTCTTAGCATAGAAGCAATCCTTCCTAGCACAATAGTATGTGACTCTTTGGCCAATCGTATAGAAGCCGGGAGCAAGCCTCCATTTATGACCAAAGAGACGACACATAAGCCTCACAATCGCACCTCAATGAAATCAGCGATCTCTTCAAAGGTTTTACCTCGATCGTTCATTTTTGGAAGTTGAGCAAAAGGTTCTTTCTCACTATCAGAAAGATTAAGCCTCTCTTGAAGAGAGTAAGGCATAAGCGCACCTTCACCACGAATGGTGTAACTACCTGTTGATCTCTTTTCCCACAGAGCATCAGGTTCCAGAAGCTCACATAGAACACCTAAACAGCAATGTCCTTCATCGCGTTTAAGTGCTCCCATGACCTGCTTAAATTCTCTACTCCTAAGAGCAGCCAGCCATTTCTTCTTGATATTGGCATCCATTATAAACGCTCCTCAATGAAATCAGCGATTTCTTCAAATGTTCTACCACCGTCATTCATATGTGGAAGCAGATTGTAAGCACCCTGATCATCGAATGTTAAACCAAGTTGTTGCACAATCGATTGTGGTGCAACACCTGCTGCACCGAGAAGCGTATATCTATCACCGTCTTTTAACCAAGGTGCATTAGGTTTAACAACTTCGCATAATACACCTAAGCAACAGTACCCTTCAGGATAATCTGCTCCAGGTGGTCGACGAAGAGCACCCTTAGTTTGTTTATAATCGCCACTCCTGAGAGCAGCTACCCATTTCGTTTTAATGTTGTGGTTCATGATTTATATCCTGATATCATAATGTAACCATTACCAGCAGCCTCTCGGGCAGCACTGCCTGTAATACCAAAGAACTCTGGTGTAATAACCTTCCAAAGTCCCAACACTTCCCCAAGAGCAAACAATTGAAAAGCAGCACCTTGATCGCCAATACGTGCACCCACAGTGATGTAAGAAGGGCCATCAGCGAGTTCTTTAGGCTCGGGATAGTGATTTAGTATCCCAATAAGCTCAGCCTTACGAGCTTCTGCTTTCTTTTTATCAACACCAATAGTGATGAAAGAAAGATCAACCTTTACGATATCATCTGCGATATCACTGGTGGGTGGCATCATGTAGAACTCAGTAACATTAACACCTGCAGTCTTAGTGTCAACACGCTCAGGACCTTTACGATACTGTGCTGTTGTCTCATTTAAAATCTCATATAGTTTCTGAATGTCCATTACGTCCTCCTGTTTATCATATAAGATACCCGAATGAGCGAAAAATAAAAGTATAGAAAACCCTCTCCACTATCCTAAATAAGGACAATGAAGAGGGATATATCAACGATATACTTTTATGGTCTGTTCAAGCTTTGTAGTAATCTTCTCATACTTGAATATCTTAAAACCTGCCCAATAGAAACTTGCTCCATTTTCTGTTTCAAAGTGATACCCAAGCTTTTCCAGCTCATCTTTAGCTTCAATCATCTGTTGACGACGTCTGCGAAACTTTTCGATCAACTGCTCATCGGACATTTTCAAGCTTTCTCTTAAGCTCACCAAACGTCCTTGAGTTTAGGTGTGGATGAAGTCTCTCTGGAATTGGATATTCAGGAGCATCATAAAAAGGACTCTTTTGCCAAGTCTTTTCATTAACTATTGGATTTGAGACAAAGTTTCTATCTCGAAGATACTGACCAAAGGCACATTGACTGCTCCAATAGCGATATACCTCATTAGAGTCCTTCGTATTCAGCCACTTCTTGAAATCATATACGGTTGGCTTTTTGGGCTTACGAAAGAAATGTAAAATTGCTTCAAACATGTTCAAGTATCCTTTTAAGTTCACCAAATGTACCTGCTTGATTTAATGGCTTTACTAATTCTGCTGGTATTGGTCGACGATCTGGGCTACGCCAATGTAATGCCCATGCACTCACACCTACACCAGGTGCTTTTGTTTTCTTTGTCTCAATAAGATATTGACCAAAAGCACAAGTAGCGATATGCCCGTAATTGATATACTCGTATTCTTCATTTGGGTCTTTGGTGTCAAGCCACTTCTTGAAATCATAAACAGAAGGAACATTACCAATGAGACGATTATACCAATCTCTAAGCATTATAGCTTCCTCTCTATATAATCAGCAATTCTATTGAATGACATTTCATTTGTATCGTTCATACCGATTAGTAACGATTGGTCTGAACCACTCACATCCGTTATTGTATTGGGAATAAAAGTAGCACTCTGATGTCTGTCTGCTGTATAGATATAACAATCACCACCCTCTGACAATTCCCATTTTTCAGAATCAATGACATCACAGAGAACACCAAGACAACAAAATTTATCGTCTTTTGTACGTAGCCTAGAGCGCCCTTGTTTATATTTACTAGAGCGTAAGGCAGCGACCCATTTCTCTTTTAAAGCAGCGTCCATTACATTTCCCTTTCAATATGAGCAGCAATCTTGTTAAATGAACATCCACGAGCATCATTTAGACCTATTAGGACACCTATGTCTGCAGCATCAAGTTGTGCAGCATCAGTTACACTGTCAGGAGGCTCGGTTGACTTTTCTTCAAAGGTAAATCGAAGAGGCTCTGTTTGCCATTTCTTAGGATTAATAATATCACATAGAACACCTAGACAACAGAATGTGTCGTCATTGCGTCTTAGTACGCCCGTGCCCTGTTTATAATCACCTGATCTAAGTGCTGCTACCCATTTCGTTTTTAACGCTTGGTCCACTCCATTCACTCCCCTCAATGAAATCAGCAATCTTTTCAAATGACGCCTTGTCGTTATCGTTCATTCGAATTAGATCACCTTGATTAACGTCACCAACAATATCTATTACAGACCAAGGCAATTTTGTAGTTTGCACTTGACTTTCGAATTCGAAAACATACCGTCCAGTTCCGCGTACCCATCCATCAGGTTTTACAAGGTCACACAAGACACCTAGACAACAAAACTTATCGTCATAATCTCTTAGTGTCATTTCACCTTGTCGATACTTACCAGACCTAAGCGCGGCTACCCACTTGGATTTCCATTCTTCTTGCATTTCGAAAGACCTCTCTAGCATAACATGATTTAGGAACAATATACCAAGACTTTTTAGCAGATATTTTACGAGAGCAATCAGCAAGGATTTCCCATGTATCTACTATACGCAGTTTATCATGATCGACAAAGACGATGATATGTTCAGCTGTTTTAAAATCCCAATGTTCGAACGCATCATAAAAACGACGTTCGCCATTTCTCTTAAGCCATTCATGATCGATCATAATATGCTCCTGTAAAAGTGCTCCCTACCACGCAAGTAGCAGGGAGCGTTTAGGTTAAACAGTCTCGAGGACTTTAGGATTACAATCCCACTTAGGCAGGGTATAGAAATCCTTTGGTACCATTTCTGCACAAGGATTAGGCTCTACAAAGTTAGCCATATATTCCTGTGCAAAAAAGCTCTTTCCAGAGTTCTGTCCATAATAACCCATAGGAATGACTTCACCATGTTTAATTGCTTTAGGATATGGAATGGCTGCAAGCTCATCGAATGAAAGCATTTGAGCACTACGACGAAAGATCTCTGGTATTTCAAAGTCATTGCGCTCAAGCTTATCAGCAATAGCTTTAAACGATAAGCCGGGACCATCGTTGAAGTAGACCACTGCACGAAGAAGATCTTCAGTGACAAAAGGTTGGGTGCTAATAAGAAAGTCCACAGGACTCATCGCTGTGCCATATTTCCAAGAGGGCTCAACAACATGCATGAGTACACCAGCAGCACACATACCGCCTTGACCATTATTCCATGCATTTTGGATTTGTCTATGTTCACCAGACCTTAGAGCAGCAATCCACTTCTCTTTGACAGTAGGTTCTGGACGGCGATCAAAACTATCAAAAGGCATAATTCTCTCCATTAATAAGCAGTTTTATGTCATGCTTAGGACGTTGCCATTAACGACGTTGTAGAATAGTAGGTCCAACAAATGGAACCTGACTAGCAGTACCAACAATCTGTGGAACGTTACCATTCCAACGAGCAATAGCCTGAGCCTCAAGAGATTCAGGATTAGCTTTCAGTGACTCACCTTGTAGACGAGTAGCTTCAGCATCTGCCTTTGCCTTAATGATAACAGCATCAGCAAGACCTTGTGCATTGGCGCGACGCTCATTAGCACCTGCTTCTGCAATCTTAACCTTCGCTTGAACAGCAATTGCTTGTTGCTCATTCTGTACACGTGCTGCAATCTGCTGTTGAACAGCCTCAGGAAGATTGATATTTGAATCCCAAGTTAGCTGCTCGATATTAAGGCCAAATGGATTTAGATATTTATTAGACCTAATACGAGCACGCTCAATAAGAGCAGCTTTCTGCACACCATAGATCTCCTCAACAGAGAGTAGGTTTGCTTCAGCAACAACAGCGTTACGAAGTGTCCTTAAGACTGGTCCCTGTAACATTTCATCCATACCGATACGATACTTCTGATACAATGCTGGTGCTTTATGAGCATCTGCAGAGTAAGCTACAGCAACGTTAGCTGAGAGTGGCATACCATTCTTATCCTGGAAACGGAAAGCAGCGTCCTCATTCCATAGATAGGTATTAGTATATACTGGATATTCGTAGATAGTAGAACCTGGTGGTGTGAAATACCAACCAACCTGTTTGGGTGAAGGATCAACACCTGATTGTGAACCGAAATTGTTAACACGAACACCTACGTGTCCTGGCCCAACCCGCTCGAATGAACACATTCCCAACATAAGAAGAATGAGAACTGTTGCAACTCCCGCAATTAACTTAAACATCGCTTTTTAATCCCCTGTAAATGAAAGAAGCAAACCAACAAAGATATGTAATGAAAAGAATCCCTCCCGCTAATAGTGCAACACTGTTATGTGCATTAACAAGCTCTGGTAGAGCAAAAGCTCCAAAGAAACCTGTTAAACACAATGCGATTAACTCATAGATATACCTGCGTGTTTTGTCGTTCATAATTTTTCTTCTACGTATGTCGCGATATCTTCAAAAGTATAGTTATCTGTATCATTCAGAGTAATCAATTGCTGCGTATCTTTTCTTGTAAGACCCGCTTCTTCTAGCAATTGTTCATTAAGATCACCAGTGATATAGACATTATCTTCTCCTTTATGGTAGAAGCCTCTTAACGAGTAGTCATCCTCACCAGCGTCTTTCCAATCTTTGTATCCCATGGATTCACACAAGACACCTAAGCAACAATAACCTTCTCTATTTCTAAGTGATTGTTGAGCCTGCTTGTAATTACCAGAACGAAGATCAGAGATCCACTTTTCTTTAACATCTTGTTTCATGACTATTCCTCAAAATGCACGGAGGGGTGACAAGTCCCTCCGCACTCTTATTTAGGCGTCCAATTCAGCAAGCTGCTTCTTAAGCTCATCAATAGAAGCGTTAGTAAGCGCCTGTCCTTCCTTCTGATCGAGAGCATCAAGAATACGTGCTCGCTTAGTTGCTCTCTCCCTGCGATCTTCAAGTGCCTTCGATTCAGCAATCTTAGTAGCAATGATTGCCTTCACAACTTCAAGCTTGTTCTTAGCAAGTTCAGCACCAGCATTAGCAGTAGTCGTGACGAACGATTCTTCAGTCTCTGCCTTAACCTCACGGCTAATACCCTTGGCAACTGTATCAAGATCAAAACCAACTGTGCTCTTGAGAGGAAGATCCCAGAGTTGTTCTGTAGTGATATCACCACGAGTTGACTTGTAGCGATACTTTTTACGAGTTGCTTCTACGAAATAATCCATTCTATGCACTCCAAGTTAAAACCATCATAAACAACCATACTGCTACCACCAATGCGATTGGAAAATAGATATTAGGTATCTTGGTTTTGATTGTAGTAAATTCACCAAGCATCCAATTTACTATCCAAGCTATACTGATAGTGAACAATAATGTGAAAGCAAAGGCACCCATTAGAAGGTTACCTCAAATGCTTTGTTAATGCTTTCACCCTTAACTACTACTGTTACAGCGTCTCGTTTTGTAGACGAGAAACCGACACCAGAAAGTTGATCATCAGTAGGTTCGCATTTCAGCTTACCACCGAGGACTTCAAAGACCTTCCGATGAGGTTCAAGTTCACTCTTGAGAAACTCATTATAGATGCCACGAACCGGCTCTGGGTTCTTACAACCTTTCAGTATAAAGAACAAGTGCTGATTGCCAACATGTTGTCCATCCCAATAGTTAGGACTTAACATAAGAGTATCTACAGGAACAAGTGTTTCAGTTTGCACACCCCATTTGTCAGTTGGGACGCTTCCACCTACAAGTGAACCATGAGTTTTGATCGATTCAATAACGCCTTTACGAACAGTAATCGTTAAGACATCAACAGTCGATTTAGCAGGAAGACCTGGTTTATGACTGAATTGTTGAATCTGTCCATTAGATTGAACTTCTATCATGAATCCAACATCAACACTCTCTCGTTTAGTGAAGTTATTAACTTGCACCACATAGTTACCGTCTCTAGGAGGATAAGTCCAAGAGACATTCTCAACAGCATTACGAACGGTATGGCCAACATTCATATCTACATCAAGGTTACCAGTAGATGGATTTCCCTTGTTGCCATAATAGATATGTTGACCATAAGGTGTACGTACATGAAGATCAAGATCATCTGTATTGAACCATGCAAGCGATACTCGAAGAGCAGCATCGACATTACCGCCAGCAGCCTTAACACGCTGTTTAATAGAGTCTGTGACCTCACCATCATAAGACCAAGCGAAATCGTTACCCCATCTGAATAACTGACCAGTGTCTTCTTTAGCAGGAGCAGTCAGAGATACAAAATTGGATAGATGCTTGTTCTCAAGAAGAAGTTCGAGTGAAGATGCCTTTGGAACAATAGTTGAAAGGAAATCCTCAACACTCACCTTTTCTTTATAGTCAATGCTGACAGTAGCAGGTTTAGCAGCACTCATCAAGAGACTAGTCAAACCATCACGCATCTTTGATCTAGCAGCGTTGTCTACGAATAGAACATTGTTCACTGATACATCTTCAATACGTGCAAACCTTCTCTCGACTGCACCCTCAAGTCCCATTTCTTTAAGCTTATTCACAGCATCATCAATCATACGTGGAGTGATAAGACTGGTAGTACGCTTATAATTAGCTGGAGCCACTTTAGCTTCAAACTTACGAACTGCAGTTTCAAGCTCAACACCTTCAGAAAGGTCCACTACAAGTGTACCAATGACCGTATTACGGAAACGAGCCGCACGATCATTCATGTTCTCTAAGATGAAGAGTTCTTTACTATCAGCTTCTAGATATTTACGTTGAAGCGTTATGAAACCATCAAGAGCAGGTTTATGTTCTGCACCGCGATAGAAAGAATTTGAGGCAATCAGATCATGTACCGTTGCTAGTGCCACAGGATGCAATTCTTCAAGACCCCTCTTCATGACATCTTTAGCAGACATCATTTCACCACGAACGGTATCAGCATTGAGAGAGTAATGCTTATCTTCTACACGACCATGGAAGTGATCCCATCGTCTAGAAGTTTCCGTATCATAGTTGTACTTTGTTCCGTACTGACGTTCTTTGGTTCTAAAAACGGTTCGTATTGGAAGCTGGCGGAGTGCAGCGGACATTTGTCCTGCAACAACATCGTATGGATACGGGAGTCCCACACAGTCCCATACAGACGATACATTGCCATTGTGAATTGTAACAAGGGCTCCAAGAGTCCTGATGAATTGCTTACAACACGAACAATCATGCTCAGTCCTTTCACGAAAGATTGGATTAGTCCCCTCCGGAAAAGCTGCAAGATATGTGCTGAAGATATCCTCGATATCTACTACATATAGCTCATTCTTTGCCATTTCAAGATATCTGGCGTGTACCATATCAGCGAATTTTGGAAATTCTTCAAGCATCATAGCCCTCCACTTTAATGTGATTGTGTTTAATTTTATCTACGTCATGTCGATCGAGAATAGCCTTCATAAGTTTCAAAGGATTCCTGTGTCCTGAGTATTCTTTACGCATACTCCCTGCAAAGATCAGTGTACCATTATTATCGTTAATAGTATACTTATGACGCTTGTTATCAGGAGTAGTAGCAATTGTACCATACACAAGCATTTCAGGTGCTTCAATACCATATGGTATTACCCGCATTTGAAATGTTATCATGGAGCCCACCTTACTTCAGAACGATCTCCACCCTCTATTCTCGCAAGACAAGCTCTTGCTTCTTCTTCAGTTCTGAAATAAGCAGACTCACGAGAACCAGGTTCTTGAAACAATAATGCACCAATGTCATCATAGTTATTGTAATATGTCCCCACATAATAACCAGCGGCTGAGCGCATTACTTGTAGTTCTGTATAGTTATCAGCATCTGGAATATTATGTTTAGCAACTTGAAGCGACTTCATATTATCCTCCTAAGTGTGAAGCTCTATCATAGTGTCAATTGGCATCCAACGAACAGATAGAATGTTAGCGCCTTTGTGTAATTCATAGAGATACGCCTCTGCAAGTGCTTGTGAAGGTGCAGCAATACGTATTACTTCTGGATGATTTGGATATTCACGCACATCATTTTCAGCAAGGACACGTTTCAAATATCTAAAGCTGATTATATACAAAAAATAATCACGTACCATTAGCCCCTCCTGGAAAAAATAAAGGCGTTAAAAAACCCTCCCACACTAACAAAAGCATGGGAGGGTCTCTATTCTAACTAAGTTCGAGCTTCACCTTGAGGCGACCTTCGACAATCTCAAGAGAGACTTCTTCAGGATTTTCACTCACAAGATCATTGAGAAGCGATGCAGCATCCTTGATGACACCGAAGCCAGACAGAAGCGAAGGTGCTACTACATCTGTCTCGTCGACAAGATCAGTAATCTTCGGCATCTTGGCTTGATCATAAATGACGCACCAACGTTTCTCTTCCAATTTGATGATCTCTGTCTCGATCGCTTCAACTTTGGTAGGGAGCTTATCCCTATCTTCGATCTTCTGAAGTGTAAAGACATGTTCGTTTTGATTTGCAGAACCTTTCGGTCCTTCTGCGTCAGGGACAAGAAAAACACAGTAATCGGTAGCAGTAACACGAACACCGTTGAGAAGTTCAGCAGGTACCTCGTTCAGTTTAAAATTGAGGAACAACCTCTGGTCTCGAATAGCGATACGCATTATATTCTCCTATTTTAAAGTAACATCGATAGCAATTTTATCACCATCTTCAACTTGAAAATGTTTTAACGATTCAAGATTACGCATCATCCCAGATGCTATTGCTCCATTCTTCCTAGTGATTTTATAACGATACTTTAACTGCATTTCAACATGGGCGCACAACCTCCTGATGTTGCACCTGTCTTAACCTTGGGAGCTTTTTTAGGCTTTGCGCCTTCTTCAGCAACCACGAACTTTTGTTCTAGTCGACGATGATCGAATGCACGAACAGAAGGTCCATCAAATAAGCTCTGACCTTTACTTGTAACATTGCAATCAAAACAGCCATTAGCTGCTAGAGAGATTTCAGTAACAATACCTTCATAGCCAGAGACTGGATCAACTACCTGCGTTCCAATATCAAATTTAATTGGAAAATCAGGAGCACCTAAGCCATCAATTGCTGTAGAGGCATCAAGGACTTCTAATAATGGTTGATCATAGTAATATTGCTTATTGGTATCAGTACCACCTTCTGTTACTTGCGGCACTAAAAGAACCTGGATACAACCATTAATTCTCTTCATATAACCACCGACTTTTCCAGTAGCACCAGAAAGCCTATCGCGAATTGTTGCACCAACAGGAAACTCTTTAGGTATACTGAAATCAACCATGTCATGCTCCTTTAGAAGAAGTTCTGAAAGGCTACCAATCCGCTAAGAGCAAGAGTGGCCAAACGCCAGAACCATACGTTTGGAAGAACATCGTTTAAGCGATAGGTCTTGACAACTTCATCTGGTGTACCAGCATTGAAAGTTACATTGACCGAAGGATTCTGAGGACTTGCATCAAGATCAACACTAACACGCGAACCATCTGCCAATGAATGATTCGTAATAGTATCAACTAGATTCTTCCAACTTTCGTTAGAGGTGCTGGACAACTCATTGAGTTTACCAATCATATCTACAGCACCAGCAAGCTTTGAGCTAAAGAATTCAAATACTTCTCCAGCAGTGAGGCCTGACCCACGAACAGTAGTACCTTCAAGAATATCAAACTTGAAGTGAGGACGCTGGACGATCTCAAAAGATTGAGTACCAACGGTGAACTTAACATTATTCGACATTAAATGATTTACCTTGTTAAAAAGAGTGGGCAGTTTATACTCATGCCCAGGAGTTCCCCGCTAAACTAGCTGTTGCTAGCTAACGGAATCAATATTAGCTTGCGTCGTTATCGACAAGCGAACGATCGATAGCATAGAAAGAAGTATCAGCCTTGGCTTCAGAAACCAACTGGCGTCCTTCACCCTCGGTCGTGGCAACAACGATTTTGTTATCCTTCAGGAAACCAGGATACTTATCGCCAGATTGAATGGTCTGAGTGACTTCCTCTTTGCCTGTAAGAGGAGTTGCATTGTTCTCGTTCGAGAGCCATGCACTCAGATTGTTGTCATGCGATTGGGGAATGAAAGTTTTCATTATTATATCCTTAATTAGTAGGGTTTCTTTGAATATTCGTTCCTGTTTCTCTGTTACTTCACGTAGCACCTCCTCTATTAAATCCCCTATTGAAGCGACAGGCACATTAACTACCGCTTCAAACTTTTTAAGCCGTCTTCTAGCATGACGGTTAGAATCTTTTACTTGGATATCGAGTCCGACTGTTTCTGTGATGGAGTCCCGTTTCAGATAACCAAATTTGTATTCATAAGAATCTGTTGCACGTACAATAGCATTGCCACCAAGTTCTACCATGAAGAACTGAAGCAGGTTGAATTGTTTTGCAACGCCATTACTGACAAAACAGTCATAACGTCCAGACGCTTTAATACAAGATCTAACTCTATCTGCTATATGAGGAGGACATCCGAAATCTATAACTACCTCACCAACTTCGAAATAACGCTCGTTAGGCGCAACTAAAGAAACAGAAAGTCCACAGGGTGACCCATATGGTGCAGCTATATATAACAATGGTGCCTCCTGTTAAAAGAATAGACAGTTTATGCTCATGCCTAGGAGCGGTTGTTAAGCTTCGTTGATCTTGCGAACTTCAGTGACTGTCTTGGTCTCGACAATCGCAACCGGCTTGCAGATCATAACTGTTTCAGTCTTGTTAGCCTCAGCGTAAATCGTTGCACGCTCTTCAGCTTCACGATACGTAGGCATTAATTCAGACTGCTGAAGAATTCCTTCTCCTTCTTTAGTCGAAATAACAACGTGTGCTTGATCATAAGTAGCTTTAGGCATATTCATCCTTTCTTCATACTACCAGGCATCTTATAGCCGGGTTTCTTACTGGAATCAGGACAAGCAGTTTGCCGTCTCCCAAGTCTAGCGAGATTTCGTCTTAAAGTGCGCCCACCAGGATATTCTTTTCCAGGACGAGTTTCAGAAGGCATTGTAGGACGTGAACCAAGTTTGTCACGTTCATCGCCAAATTTGTGTTTACGTCGCAACGATACCCTCCTGTTGTAAGTATTTTTGGATTTCAGAGACGTCCATATATCCAACTTTGAAAGATTTTATCTCACCCTTTTCGAAGACATAGATGACAGGAAGTGCTCTAATGTTTAAAATAGCGCCAACTTCAGGTGTTTCTTCCATATCTACGTGATAAACAGGGAACTGCTCCATGTTGATAAACTGATGCACAGATGGCATAGCCCATTCAGCATGGAACAGAACCCCTACTTTCTCTGTTGAATCGAGAACTTTTGTGTCAAAGCTCTCTTTGTTCAACTGTTCAAGCATATTTTAGTTGTCGTTCTTCTTGTTTTGCGTTGGTGACAAAGCTTCTGAATGCCAATCCGTGAGGCGTAAATTGATACGTGTCAAGCCCGACGAATTTGATAAGACCATATTTCATAGCAGTATCAAATGCAACCTGGCTTGGCCTATAAGTCTTCCCCTCCCAGAAAGCTTGCGAAAAGGCACGACCAACAGGAGCTTCCACAACTAAGAAGAATGCACCCATAGAGATATCTTTAGCAAGTTTATCGAAACCATGCATCATAACAAATTCCCAAAGGATTACCTCATTGTAGGTCGTAGTGGCTACAGAGGCTCCATAAAATTAGTCTATTTCTACGACAAAACGTTCCTCAAATGGAATCAAAGTTTTTTCGTCTACAATCCCTGTTATTCTATTTTCCCCAAAACGATTTGAACTAAATTCACTGGTATAGATCTGCTCATCACGTGGTTTCACGTACATTTGAACATTCTTATCAGTGTAAGTAGTAATTAACGTTCTGAGTGACTCTGGCATTTTACTTGATAGAAAAGCAAGAAGCACATCCCCAACGATATCTTCTTGTATATCTATTGCCAGGTCATGCGACACCCCTGCTCTCACATTAGAGAGAAGTGCTGCAGCATCCGTTGATTCCATTTTCCGTCCCCACATATACTATTACTAAAGACCCCACGCTATTTAACCTACGCATATTCACATGATTAACTCCTTTGCTTGAAACATACAAATTCAAACGTAGTTTTCAATTCCTCCTTTTTGAAAAAATTAAAAAGCATGATAGTCACACCACCGAAGTGGTAGGCTTATCATATAAGATACCCGTTTTTACGCGTATTCAGAAAATAAGTTAGTTATGGGCTTTTGTTGAAGCGCAGCGTAATTCAGACAGTGAGCAGTGCCGCTATTTCGACTACCATTAAACAAAGCAACGATTTCCGTTGATTCATCAACAATAACTATATTGCGTTTTTTAAAGGCTAGAGTAGAATATATCGGACAAACCGTTATAACTTTCTCTGCCTTTGATAGGAGGTATTCATAGAATTCTTGTTGAGCTTGTGGCCAACGAGAAGCTTGTTCTGGAAACGGAACAGCTGCAATAAATGGTATTCTTAAATCTAATGCCATATTAGCAATACAAGTATCCCATCCGAGCGCCATACCAGAAACAATCTTATCTGGTTTTTCTGCTTCTAAGTACCTGTAGGCAATTTTATTCATCTTGCCAATAACTAGAGGAAAAGGATCAGCGAAACTTTTAGGTCTATGACCTGTAGCACCTATAATTCTCATGCCATTTTGTGCCATTGACTAAGGTGCTTAACCTTCACCAATAAGCGATCAGCCATTCGCTTGTCATCTAAATCAAAATGGTTAATTACAAGAGTGAAATTTGCTAAGACATCTGAAATCTCATCTTCTAACCATATACGATTAATCTTACCAGTAACAGGCTCAGCTTCATCTATACCTTGGATAATACAGCGAGCAACTGCTGCACTACACTCGCCTAACTCCTCTCCAAGCTTACCCAGATGTTTTAAATCAACAGGTTTAGTCATTGGATGCCAAGGATTAAGTTCCATTTTTTGCGCTAATCACTTTCACAGAGTGTGTAAAAGAGTTAATGGTAGGTCTTTCTAAGATGACATCAAAACCTTCAGATATCGCTATTTGTTTAGCTAGTATCAGAGACTTGAAACAACGTCTATCTAAGTTCATTTTAAATGAATTAAGAAGATAGTAAACTAATTCAATTTCGTCTTCATCAATTAAATCATACTTACAATAACGGCTCTGATGGCATTTCCCATCAGGGTAATATTGCATGATAAGATTATGTCCATTTGCAAGTGTGATAACACCTGATATAGGTTTCCAACCTTCTAAGTCTGTTCTGGTAATTTCTACAGAAAGACCTTCTTCTGTCTTTGCGGGTTTACCTACTTGAAACATTATTTTAATTCTTCTCTTTGATATTTTTCTAGAGCATTATAAGCTCTTGCCAAACGTTTACCTCTGGTAGTTGTACCATAGTATCGATCGAAAGTTTTTGAGTATGTTACACCTTCATGTTCAGCCAGCACACTCATTGCAATTGTAATAGCATCATAGATAGCCATATCTGGCACAATCATTTCGTTTCCTTACGAGTGCATCTTGTGTTATCAATAGTACTTTTGACGTGCCAACCTGCACCATCAGTGAGACCGCATACAACACATATCTCGTCATATAAAGATGAATCAGAAAAACGAGTAATATGGCCCATATCATCTGGAGGTCCATATTTACGAACTAAGTTATCAAAATCAAGTTCCATATGGACCTCCTATAAATGGTGCGGGTAAGGAGACTCGAACTCCCACGCCCTATTGGACAACAGATTTTAAGTCTGGTACGTCTACCGTTCCGTCATACCCGCTGGCGACCTCGGTTGGATTCGAACCAACGACAACAAGATTAGAAGTCTTGTGCTCTATCCAGCTGAGCTACGAGGCCTGATCTTCTAGTTTAAACACAATATTTCCATCTTTATCGATCACAGCATCATATGACTTACTGTAATATTTTTCACCAAGTGTGTTCATTGCTTGTAAAAAGGTATTACAAAATCTACGATTCACTCTACCGCTAGCTACTTTACAGAGTTTGAAAGGTGCACGATCGTCTACATTTGGACGTTCATAAGGTGTTGATCTAATTTCTATAAGATCAAAATCAGTTTCAGAATGTAAAGTTAGACGTCCTTCTGTATTGTATTGTTTTAACCATTTAAAACGACCGCTAGACACCATAGCACCAATTGGTCGATGACCACCAAGGTCTGTATATAAAATCTCAACGCTTCTACCGTCTCTTGTTTGGTATTCTCTCTCTTTGTTTATCATTCGTTTGCTCGTTCTTTGGTGGACCCTCTGAGATTTGAACTCAGGACCTTTCGATTAAAAGTCGAACGCTCTAACCAACTGAGCTAAGGGTCCTGTTTAAGCATCTTAATGTCTTTAATAGCTTGTCGAATATTACTAGTGAAACCAATAATACCATGCCATTCTAAGACTTCATTTAGTAACTCTTGTTCACTCATTATTACAAACTGATTCGGGTCAATACCGCGCTCAGACAAAGCTTCGGCAACCCACTCTGAAATATCTTCCATTAAGGTAGCTCCTGAAGGAATCGAACCGACGTATCCCCTTTGTTTTGGCAGGGGCGCTCTACCATTGAGCTAAGGAGCCAGGAAGGCCATTCTACATTTGTATATTTGAACATATGCGCTTTGTCTCCAGTATAATATGCTCTGTAAGAAGCAACAACATCATGCATTGTATTACAAGGAGTAACTCTATATTCTTCTGGCATGCAAAGCGGAGGTAGTGTCATTTTCTCATCTAGTAAGAAATAAGACAATCCAATCTCAACACCTGATAGAATAATTCTTGCATTAGCAAATTTGTCTTTCTTGTGAAAGCGTCGATCATACTCATTAAGCAATGCTCTTAGATGTCTAACGAGCCATAGTACATTATGAGTAGATTCAGACAGCCATTTAACACAAGGATGATTTATATGTGTAGGACGATACCATGGTGTATCATCCTCAAATTCGAAATCGCTTGTCAAGTACCAAGTGCTAATCATCTGAGCAGACTCAGTTATCATCTTGACAATATGTTTATCGCATTGATACTCTGCAGCTTGTTGTGGTGTTTCACTTAGAAAGAATATATTCATACTATTGGTGTAAGTCGTAGTTGAACACGTGAGTAGAGAGTAGTAATCTCATATTCAGTTCTACAAGTAGAACAGATAACTCTATCTCCAAGGACACCACCTGCGTCAGCAATGGGTGCTAATCCATATTCAAATTCACTCATAGAACAATCGCCAGTCTTTGTTTGGACTTCAATCTCTGCTCTTTTAGAATCACTCATCCAACATTTATCACAAAGAAATTTGATTGTATTAAAACACCCCATTTCTTAATCCTTTATAACAATCTTCAATAAGATCAAAGATCTGTGGCGCTCTCGTCTCTAATTCAGATAAACCTGTTCCAACACCATCGGCTGGCCAAATAACAGTGTAACCTGAAAACAAGTATTGAGAAATCTTTTTAAACTCACCTCTAATAACGGGTGCTACAAAATTATAGTCAGTGTCACTAAAGAAAGCATTCTCTTCCATACTAGGAAACCATTTAGTAGGAATCCCTATAGAGTTTACTTCACCACGAGCTTCTTTAGCTTGGCCTCCTAGTCCACGACGAGCCATATTATCACCGAAGACATAAATCTGCTTAGAATTAGCCTGTATGTCCTTTCTTGTGTAATAAGGGGTCGTGAGAATCTTTCCAAACATTCGCTTCTTCCTCTGTATCAAAACCCTCTTTTGGGCTGATACGTCTTGCAAAACCGTCTCTTCGTCCACATGACTCGCAAGCTTTATCAAGCCTATATACGTACCATTTACCATCAAAGGTACGTTGGACTTCAAGCATCAATTACGCTATTCGCTTGATAAGCCCCATCAGGGATGAATTGACCATCTTGGTAAAAGCCCCAATCTTGCATCTTTGGACCTGTTACAAATAACGTTACACAATCTTCACTTGTATGTGTAATAGCATGAATTGCGTTAGGTCGTCTAACTACAATATCTCCTGCTGTTCTATGAAACGTTCCAACATGTGTTTGATCGTCATTGATAAACACATCTTCATCATAAGAGCCACTAACAACAAGTGTAACATTTCCCCAAGGGTGTGAGTGTGGATCATCACGATCAGATCTGATGAACTTGTGTAGATAGATATTTTCTATTTCAGATGGAAACCAATCAGCAGACATTCCATTAAGTTTACCATTATCAAAAGAAGGAAATTCCATCTTTCGACCTAGCATCCATCTAAATAGATATGGACTTCCATTCCTAGCAATAATCTGATTAGGCTCTCGTCCTTTTGTAATATTGTTACAAAAACTTTGAACAAGTGCAAGTAAATTAAGAGTTAAAGCTTGAGGAAAGTATTCTGTGGGGTTCATACATTCACCAATAAATAGCGGGTATTCAGTGTTGTCACTTTACCGTTATTGACAGAGACGACTTTGCTTGTTCTGATACGTTGCCCATCCCGAAAGCGTTTAGCTTTATCATTGAAGATAGCACCACAGACAATACTACCGCCAGAGATAGAAGGTACAATACTCCAATCATGAATTTCTGCATCGTAGTCAAACTCCTCTAGGACAGGTTCATCTTTAGGCGATACAGAGCTTGTATTCGAAAGTTCTTCCATTACACATGCTTTCCTAGGAGATTAAGGAATTCTTGTTTAGAAATTGTAATCTCTGTTTTACCAGTTACTCTATCTTTTATAACAGTATAGCTGTTATCAGGATTTTGAAGAGCTAGAAGAGACGCATGTTGAACTGCGTTTCGATCAATAAGATTTTCGTTCTCAAAGCGGCGAGGAATAACAATTATCATTCATAGTTTCCAATTTAAAAGCCCACCACTGAAATTAATCAATGGTGGGCAATATAAAATGGTCAGTTTTAAGTCATAACCAGGACCACACAAGGCGCTTACTCTGCAGTAGCAGCTTCAGCAGCAGGAGCGTCTGCTTCAGCGGCAGCTTTCTTCGCCTTACGTTCCGCATGATACTTCGCGAGTGCTTCAGCCGCAGCAGGGTTCACCTGACGCTTCTCAACACCAGCGTTGTAAGCGGTAACTACGCCTTCACGCTTCGAGTAAACATAAGTAGCCAGTTCGCCATTACCTTCGCACAGCACAGTAAGACTTGCAACAGCAGCAGTTTCTTTCTGAGCGTCATCCATGCGCTTAACCGAAGGCCAACGAAACGACTCAAGAATCGCATCACGGTTCTCAGTAATGAAATTCAGCTTATTATCATTCAATGCAACAACAGCATCAAGTGCCTTGGTAAGCTTAGCAGTGTCACTCTTAGTAACACGCTTAATCGTACCAGCCTCAAGTGCAGTCTCGACTCCTTCGCGATTATCAATCAGGAAGTTCGCAATCTCAGCGTTACCGTCCACAACAGGGAGGAGAGCAGCGAGAATCTTTGGACGCCGGATATGAGTCTGGGCCTCAGCCTTGCTCTCAAACACGGTACCATCGGGAGTCTTGTAGACTTGAGTGAATTCGGTATTCGACATAAAAAATGTAGTCCTTAATGTGTTTTGTCTAGTTAATTATACCTGCTCGTTTCAGATATAAGGGTTAAGTTAACGGGTTCGAGATTTTAGTTTCCCCGTCAGATATTTGGACGCTGGCTAAGCTGTAGCCATACGGGCAGCGCGAGACGCGGCACTTGGAAAGCGTCCTCATCCGGCCCATGACGCCTCACCAGCGTCCAATTTAAGAAAGCTCAATCAAGAAGAATTGGTTCTTCACTAAGCTTCTTTAGCGCTTTTCTTAGGCCAGCTTCATACTTGGTTTGGAGACTCCATTGCATGTTAGCTGCTTTAGAAAAGATTTCTAGCTTCTCATATGAACGCCACATACCTGTTGGCATGCGTGTTGTAATGAATTCCCAAATAGCAGGGATCCTTGTTGATTCAGTCACATTGCAAGCTGAGCTTAGCGCTGTTGGTAAATCATTTGCAAGGAGAGCTCTTAAAGGGTTAGGTGGAATTTCACCTTCAACAATGTATTTGAAAAGTTGTTCTCTAATATGTGGAGGAATCAAATGCCCTTGCGAACTTCTGAAACTTCCAATCACTTTTCTCCATGAGGTAGCATAAACAGAAGTCGGCATAAATTCTAATCCTTTTTAATTCCAAGATGTTCGTTGATCTGTCGGTTGATATCTATTGCGACGTCTCTCCACAAACGCTTGGGAATGATTCTATTGTCTACTTCGTTTTCATCTATTTCAACTTGCATGTTGATTTCCGAATAATAACGAATGGCTTCCATAATGAAGAGTTGAGCCATTGCACCATGTTCTGAGAAATTCATCATGTGATGAAGACGATCTAAATTAGAAAGCTTTTCAGGAAGCTTAGGCTCCCTTGCAGCCAATCTAGCATTTTGTCTTGCAATTAAATCATCAGGGTTTTTCATATTCTTCTACTAAATCCAATGGATGAGGGCTACCTGTTGATAGAAATGCACCATTACTAAAACACCAATGTAATTTACCATTGATTGATACGACATATTTCTTATCGTCGACATCAACAAAGGTGTCTTGTGTAATTTCTTTAATGATACCAGCAAGCTGATTATCACGAGTCTTAAATTGTTTACCTATATCAAGTTGCATCAAGAGTAATCTTTATAATAGGTGGTCCAAATGGAACCATTTTACGTATTACGAAATCAGAGCTAAATGCGCCTGGCTCATACTCTTTCGTAGGCTGACTTACCACAATAGACATTCTTTCGATATCTAAATCATTTATCCGAATAATTGCTTCAGGATTCATTTTCTCTAGATACGGATAGATTGCTCTAAGTGCGTCAATCAATGTCATCACTCGTACAACTCATTGATAAGTTTAGTCATCATTGCAGAATCAACTGTTTCTAAATTTTTAGCTTTCAACTTAGAAATCAATTCAAGCATATAACTAACATCAACACCGATTAATTGTTCTCTAATAGTATTGAAATCATGAAGATTGAGTTCACTAACTTGCCAAACAATCTTGAGCATTTCGCCAGCACTAATGCGCCAGCCTCGTTCAACAAACTTCCTGATTCGAAATAGCGAACAGATAGGATATAGTGAGCCTTTGTAAACAAGCGTCTTTGCTAGAATTGCTTCAAGAGCTTCAGGATGAAAAGTCACTTTATTAGTACGACGTTCATAGTAATTCATAGCATGAACGAAATCATAATTATCATGAATTTGAGAAGGCTCTCCAAAGAAACGAATTACTAGTTGAATTCTATCAGTAAGTGTGATTGCATTGTCTGTAAGAAACACAGGGTCATAACATAACTTTTTACCCTTTGTTTTCTTAGGTGCTTCTACATCACCTGCAGTACCGCTTGATTTGACGAAGATTGTAATACGTTCTTCGTCTTCACCGCGAATATTTACAATCTTTGTTTCTTTAATCTCAGGACGTACACCATTAGGATTTAACGTCTTCCAAGTATCAATATAGTATTGTGCAACCTTTATAGCTGCATCTTTTGTTCGGAAGTAGATATCGTAATCATTTATCTCTTCATCAAGCAACATACTAGCAATGCAACCACCAGAGACAATACAATTGTCCTTAGCAATTCTACGTACGTTAACATCTGTGATTGACTCCAACCAATTATCAATCTTCTTGCAAATTACTGCTTCGATTGATTTCTTTTTCATTCCGGGCATTTAATCTCTATCTCAACTTTATTTGTAAGCTGATTATAACTCATTCTCAAAGAAGTGACTGCTTTACCATTGATAGTTACAACAGCATCAGGTGGCACGCCCTTAAGCTCGAACATCAAATCACGCATCTTCATTTGATTTAACAAGTCCTTGAAGGTCATGTCTTTCATTTAGCCCATCTAACTCATTTGCTTTGCGTATAAGACCTAAGGCCATATCAATATTAGTTTGAGAAACAGCTATATCACCATTGCATTTCGCATAAGTAGCATCTTGTCTCATAAGAATATCAACAGCTTGTTTCCTTAGTATTGTAGCAAGCTCACGAATACGTTCTCTTACATCAGAGGTCAATTTTATCTCTAAATCCGACAAACCTAGGGAAGCGTGGTTTATCTTTAACACCATGTGGAAAGTGACGAAACTTGAGAATACGATTGAGATAATACTCTTTGTTATTCCAAATTTCTTCTAATTGATTATGATTCAAGCATCCTGGCGCAACTTCAATAGTGTTCCCATCATAGATAACAAGGAATTTTCCAAGGAGTCCAGTTCCCACTTTACCTGCTTGGGCGGAGGATCGTTCAGCATATCCGAGAGCGTCTCTAGTCTGGACATTAGTGTTTTGCTGTCGTTCAACAAACCCAATAATTTCACCTTCGTCGTCAGCGAAACGCTTGAGTTTGTAGATGAGACCTTCTTTCCAAGTCCCTCGTCCGTTTTTATAACGTCCTTCAGGGTCTCGCATGATGACACCTTCGAATCCAGCATCTAAGCATTTACCTTCAAATTCAAGTAGTTCATCTACATTATTAACTAGAGTGTGTTCAACAAATTTGTAGTTAGGTAGATTTTCACAGATAATTTGTGCTCTAGCTAATCGCATTCTAAATGGAACATCTAACCATTCAGGGTCACAATAATCGAATACATGAAAATGTATATCACCTGGTTTGTTCATTGACATTACATGTGACTGTGTACGATTATAAACGTCTACATCTGTTTCTTTACCCTCTATTAGTTCACCATCAAGAAATGGTTGAATACAGAAATCTTGTTGCACCTGAAATGATGGAATTGGTTTCCAAGTCCTAGACATCGCTTGACGTTCACTTGAAATGATACAACGGATACCATCAAGCTTAGGTGAACATAATAGAGGAAATTGTAGTTCTTTAAAATAGTTAGGGTAAGTCTTTGGGTCTTCTCTAGCAGCAAGTTGTGGTCTAAACATTGTGGTCCTTAACATAGCAGATCATATCACCACTGTTTTGTGGAACACAGACCATCTGCTCTTTGTAACCGCTAGGTGTTTCTGGCTTTGCAACTGCGCAACCAGCTAATAGTAGGAATAATAAATATTTCATTCTTTACTTCCTGGGGCATGGAAGCCCACAAATGAGGCTTCTTTTACAGGGTTAAACGTAAACTTTAAATCTAACTCAAGTAGATGCGACATTTCCAATAGAATAGTCACATCATTCTCACGACCCTGCATATCTTCTTTAACGTACTTACTCTTGAAACCCTGTAGGTTCTTGAATAAATCGTTCGCTGAAAAGTCTGCCATCGTTCTTTCCAAAATAAAAGGGGAACACTTTTACATGTTCCCCTAGGTTTATACTTTTGAATGCTTTCTAATTAATGCTAGTATTTCTACTGCCTCATCCCAATATAACTTCAAAACTTCATCAAGGCAAACTGGTCTATCGTCAACTTTAATAACACGTGAAATTAGATAAGGCTTTTGATACGCTAATAATTGTTGTTCAGACATAATAATATCAGCATATGTTGGCAGGAAGACTTCTATCAGTGTTCCGTCTCTGCAAGCAATGATCCCAATTCTATCGAACGGGGCAGACACCACTCGCACATTCATCAGAGCCTTCGAATTCGGCACTTGCAATGGAGCTGATAAGCCTAGTTTTTTCAACAAGTCTGTCGTATTCATCCTGCGTAATTTCTTCAAAAGGTGCTTGTACAAACCCATGATCTGAATGTAATAGGAATGATAAGCTTTTATGGCAAGTGTTATAATGCTTTTCTAGATATTCACGGATTAACGGAATCTCTTCTTTCTTGTAATAAACAGTGCACGACACACTATTATCGGACCATTCGGTCTGTAGCCTTTTGATAAGATTAAGCTGATCAAGTGCAGTCATATCCTTAGCAAGTGTAGTGCCTTCTGGGTACGAGAATGGAAACTCAACCACCATGGAACCATAATCTTCGGTACCATCAATGTTAAGCTTATAATCCATATTGTAGCCATTGTCACGACACACCTGTACAAGAGGATGCTCGGTTGCAATTGTAATTCGCCTAATCATATAGCGAGCGTAACCAGGATGACAACCTGGAGTAACACCTGGCAATAGGCTAAGGGTACCTGATGGTTTAATAGTAGTAAGTTTAATTGATTCATTAAAGCGCCTAATCGCTGAGTATTTCTGATCATACTCACGAATGTGTTTATAGCCGATATCTAACCAATCTAACTGTTCTGGAGTTGCTTGCAGTACACCAGTAATACCAATGCCCATTCGCATATTTCTATGCACAACAGCTTCGGTATCTTTATTATGACATGGAAGCATCAAAGAGTGTTTATTGATACGATAACTAAGCTCAAGAATATCTAAGAATTCACCCAATGAACCAATCATTGGTAGGTAAATTTCGCTTAAGCAACAAGTTTCTTTGTCTTCGAGCGACTGCTCGGCACATGGATTATAGCCTTCAACTCGTGGATCGCCGTAGTCATAGTCCCCAAGGCGACCAACAGCCCTGCTGAGTTCGAGGTTAATGAGTCCGTAAGGCTCTCCCTTGCCTTCGTAACCATCCCAGAATCGTTCATGTAAATCTCCAATATCATTGCAAGCTACTGAATTATTAGACATTGCTCGCCATTTAGGAAGTGTTCCCAAATCCCATCTTTTAGCAAGCAAGTATTCAACATCATCTGGGTCACCAATGGCTAACTGCGCACTTCTTCTGACATTACCGGCTACAATGATAAATCCAATAATATTCATAATATCTAGTGCATCAATCGGCTTGATCTGCTTACCAGCTTTTCTAAGTAAAATCTTCGATATTTCGTCTATTCCCCACACAAGCTCTGTCGGCCCAGAGGCTACCCCACCGAACCCTTTGATTGGTTCGCCTTTGCCTCGAATTGCTTGCGTTGAATAGGTAAATGTACCATTCTCAGGTCGTTCACTCAAGAAAGCAGCTTTAAGTGTCTTACCAAGAAACTTAACCCAACCTTCCCGAGAATCAGGAATAATGAAGTCTGCACCACCGTCATCTACTCTAGTAGGTGGTTTAAACCATGTTCTTACAGCAGGTAATTTATCGACATGGTGTTTTTGGATATTGTACCCAACGCCACTCCCAAGAGCAAGCATATCCATAGCCCAACAGAACGGACGTACAGGGTGATCAACAACGGTGAACGCACAGTTCTGCAAGGATGCAAGACCCAAGCGGTCCACAGTAGTAGTGCCAAGTTGCCAAAGGAAACGACCTGCCACAGAACATTTAAGTCCCAACATATATTCACGTAACCGCTCCTCTTCAAGAGGTGAAAAGCCAACATGCAATTGCGTCTTACAAGCGTTTAAAATTCGGTCGATAGTCTCCGGGAATTCTTCATTCCGCCCCAACTCTTCAATAGGACGAGAATAAGTTCTTTTATAGGTCAAATAACCTACCGAACTCCACGGTGTTTCAATATTACTAATTAGTCACTTCCTTCGGCACTGGTGGACGCCATGTAGACGCCAACGAAGCTTGTTCTTGTTTAACGGGCTTGAAAGACTCTTCTTTAGGAGCAACTGTGTCTGCATCGTTCATAGCAGACAATCGTCCAGTCTCTTGATTGTAGACAGCACCTAATACTTCACCAGTTAGACCAGTGAAACGGGCTTTTAGTACTGCCATTTTGATTTTGTTTCTTTCACTTTCTTCCTCTGCCATTAAATCTCTGGCGAAAGCGATGATGTCGAAAGAAATCTGTTTAATTGAACCTGAACCTCGGATATCGTCCATAGTAGGTAATCGACCTTGTTCAAAGGACGTTGCACCCGAGTTGACTTTTCTAAGATGCGAGATTAGACCAATCCATACAGGATGTCTCTTCACTAACCTTAGAAGATCATTCATCATTTTATCTTGTGCTTCATTTCCTTGCAGCTTATCCACTCCTTCAGATACCAAGATAGTAATGTGATCGATATAGATATACTTACAACCAATGAGACACATATACTCAAGCTGGTCAACGATAGAGTTGTCGGTGATAGAACCTTGATGGTCCAATAAGACAACACGATCAGAACCGAAGACAGCGTCAAAGCCAACTTTGAGTTCATCAATAGGAATTTCTTCATTTGCAGGATTCCTGTTAAGATACATACCCGCTAGCTTCCTAGCAGTCTCTGCTGGTGCTTCTTCTAAAGAAAGCACACCAATCTTAACGTCATCTGGGGTGTTTTTAAGAGTATCAAGCATATCTTCACGAAGAATAGTAGATTTACCAGACCCTGTGCCAGATATCAAAAGAGTAATCTCACCTTCGCGCTTCCCTTTTAGCTTTGCATTTACACCAGCTAAACAAGGTGGGTAAGGAAGAGATTCTTTTGCATTATACTCTATAAGTTGATCCCACAGAGCATCTTTGGTAATGATGCCTGAAGGTACGAAAGTTTCTGCATCAAGAATAGTTTGATATACTTCAGGAAGAGCAGTGAAGCCTTTCTGAACAATAATCTCGTTTGCATCTTTGAAAGTCTGTTGTTTGACAACTCGAACTTTATCATAACCTACAATACGGATTGCTTCTGTTGTAGCTTTCTCACCAACATCATCAGCATCAAACCAAAGAACTACTTCTTCAAACGATCTAATCCATTCTCTATTCTCAATCAGCATCTTGAGATTTGAAGCTGAACCCATAGAAACAACTGGATAGATACGTTTATTAAATCTAGAATAAGACGCATAAGCAACTGTAAGAGCGTCTATTTCACCTTCTGTGATAACTAATCGTTTACCACCTGTACTAAACTTATCCTGACCGAAGAGTTTAGTCTTAGTACCTACACTGAACCATTTCTTATCAGCTACAAGTCTACAATTGTAACCTTCACCATGTGGATAGTAATGAGTATCAATTTGACCGTTGGAACCATAGCTAACTTTAATATCAAAGAATTCACAAATCTCTTGTGGAATTCCTCTATCTTTAAAACCTCGTATAGGAAAGGTTTTGATCTGACCTACTGTAAGCTTCTTTGAGTTTCCATCATCTGCTTCTGGTGCTACCTCCGGACGAGGTTTCTTTGCACCTTCTTCGATTTCATCTGCCTTAAAGAAAGACGAACAAGACCAACAGAAGCCTGTACCTTCTTCATAAATTTGTAACGCATCACTTGAACCACATGTTATTGTGTCAGGACACGGTTGGTTGTGTTTTACAATTTTACTACTAGTCATATTACTCCTTAAAGGTATCGAAGTCAATTACTCTTTGTAATCTTTCCTTGTGTCTATCAGTTACACGTTCTCTGACATTCCAAGAAATTTCTTCAATACGTTTATTATACCAGATTTCTGTAGTTGGTGCTTCTACATGACATAATGACCATGTTTCAGCATAACTTACAGCGCCTCGCATCTTGTATTCTTCGAGAGTAATAAATTCAAATTCTTCTAATGGTCGTTCTTTTAACATAAGTTCGAGAGTTTTTGAAGAGCTTAAATAAGTCTTCCAATTAGAAACTTCTTTCTTATGTGTACGTCTATTAGTAGTTTCGTAGAACTTCTTACCTAAATAGAATCTTTTTAGGACATTATCTCTAATAACATAAACAAATCCGGTATAAGGTTTAATTCCCATTTGTGTAGGAAAAGACCATCTACCGTTTATATTGCAACTTACAGGAACAATTGTGCTCACTGGAAGCCTTAAATTACTTGGAAGCGAAGGAACGCTCATGGAATGATTTGAGCAATCGGCCAATCAGATAAGTCAAAGAAATCGTCTTCATCACGTAATAGATGAATTAACTTTCCATTGCTTAAGAGATATTGTCGCCAATCTTCGCCAAAGAAATTCAAATAAGCTGTAACAACAGCCTCTTGAAAGTCTTCTAACGTAACACAATCCACTAGTAGCTTTTCACCTTTCTTAGGCCCAACACCAGGGATGCCAGGTATATTATCAACTTGATCACCAATGATAAGTTGATAATGGTAGTTATACATTGCTTGTGCATCAGAAACATCAATGGTTTCATTCTTATGAATCATATAATGTTTACCAGGGATACACTGCAAATCTTTATCTAAACTTATGATAACAAATTCTTGGTCTGCTCTTTCACATTCAGCTGCCCAAATCCTTATCAGGTCGTCAGCTTCCATTCCTTGGGAGGGAACGGCGAGACCTTCATGAACGAGCAACTTGCGAAGCGTTGGAACCATAGCTGAGATTTCGCTTGGCCTATAATTTCCACGCTTTGCTTTGTATTCAGGGAACAACTCGAACCTGAAATTTCCAGGACCTTGAACTGCCATAAGATAATCGCTACAAAAGAACTTCTCTTGCATTTCCACAACATGACGTTTAAGAGTTCTATAGGTCTGTTGTAGATATGCTGCATTTTCTTCCTTGGAATACTCTTTATGTATCTTTTGACCATCTGCATCTAACGAAATGATATTCTCACCATAGGCGTTTGTATTATCGTTCCACCTAGGTTGAAATGATCGATAGCAAAGACAATCACCATCGATAATAGCTATTCTACCCATTCAAAATTCTACTTTAATCGTTCGGAGGTCTCTCACAATCACTTGTTCGTAAACTTCACGAAAAGCTTTATTATCTCTGAAGTTACCTACAAAGAAAATTGGAGACCCCATAGGGATACCTCTTAGCTGCTCTGGGCCAGTGATGTATCGCGTATCACTGTGGTTACGCTCGAACAAACGAAGATACTCAGCATAATCGTGTCTGTTACCTGCAAAAACACGATGTAATGTCTTATTCATTATGCTTATTCTTTACTAGTGAATATCAAACCAATTACGACCCATCTTAGATTCACCATCCATGATCATAACTTCGAATAGTTTAGGTCCATCAACAAAGCATTGTTTGCTAATTGCTGCAGCCTGTTCAGCATATTCATCAGGTACCATGTAATCAGCTTCGTCATGCATCATAATACAGGGAATGTAGGGAATATTTGCTTCTTCAAGTCTTTCCATTATCAACATAACGGCAGCTGAACACGTAATCTTTTCAGCAGACTGAAGGAGGTAAACAAGTAACTTGTGGAAAGAATCTACATAAATTCTATTTCCAGCAAGTGATGGTATATAACCTTCACCATACTTCTTTGTTCCACCATAAATATTCTCTAGCTTCTTCATTAAGTCTTGGAAGCCTGGAACAGCTTTCGTAAAGCCAATTTTGAGCTTATTTCCGAGCGTAGCATCAACACTTCCGAAAACGTAAGACCACAGTTTCTTCCCTGATGCACCGAAAAGGAAAGCATAGAGGATGCGCTTAGCAGCCGACCTTTTGAAAGACGATATCGCTTTCTTAGCACTCTTTCGTACAGATAAGAGATAAGTCTCTTCTGATATTCCTCTTTGTTGAAGGAATCTGACGACATGTTTATTGATTCTCGCTTTCTTGTATTTAATGATATGCTCGTCCCAATCGAGACCCATACCAGTTATAACTTTATCTAGTAGAGTAGCATTATACTTATGAATGTCGCCATTGATAAGAACATCAGCAAACTCTTGATCACCAAGGAAATGTGCCAAACCTCTTGCTTGATTACTTGCAGAGTCAGTACCAATAAGAGTCCATCCCGGAAGTGTTCCGAATAGCTCTCTCATTTCGCGACCCCACTTGGAATCATGAGAAGGAACATTAACAATGATGTTATGAGTAGCTCTCATACTTGGTGTACCAATAGTAATACAATCACCATGTAGAAGACCGTTCTCATCAGTGTTCTCAATCCAACCTTTAAGCACAGCGTGACGAGAAGATGCAGTCAAGTATTCCTTGTATAGAATACCATCAGCACCAAGAAACTCAAGACTATCAAGCGTAATCTTTGGAGAAGTATCTACTTTACGCTTTAGCTCTGGGTCCCATTTACCGTTGTATTCGGTTGGTTCCCATCCATTTCTGAATAGAAAGATTTTAACGTCGGCACTAGAAGATAACTTAAGTGGTTCAACTTCCACTCTAACGTAGGCTCCAGCAATGGGGCGTTCTTCTCCCTCAAAACCCGAACAGGGGTCGATACCGAAGTAGGTTGCTGTATGGGCATGGTAGAAACCCGTTTTAACCCATTTTGGTTCTTTAACATCAATGACTCCTTTACATTTATCCATAGGAGTACATTTGTAACCTAGTTTATGTTCAAGCTGTGTTGTTGCATCTGCAAGCTCTTTTTCAAGGACTGTCTCTAATTGTAGAGCCTTGTCTTTATTAAAAGGCCAGCCATGAACATATGCGGCACTACACCATTTTGCAACAGCATGTTCTGCCTTTAGATAGGTGCCGATTAAAGGATTTTGTCCAATCATTTCAGCAAACTCTTCAAGCACCTGATTATAAACAAGCACAGTAAGCTTAACGTCACCTACGCAACGTAAACGCATTTCCTCTGAATACTGTGACCAGTCTTCGTGTCCAATCTTTGGAAAGCCTAAGGCATTACCCCAGACTTCCAAAGAGTGACCTTGATCTCTAAACCGTCGATAGTCTAAGACACGAGAGAAGATGAGCGTATCGTGCATTTTGCAAGTCTTTGGGAAATCGTAATCAAACAATTTCTTGAGAACCAAATTATCGAAACCTAGAATATAGTGACCTACTACTAATTCGGCTTCATTGAAGATATCCATCCAACCGAGATCACCTTCAAGAAATGTACGAAACTCTTGAGTGTCAATATTATAGGCTACAAGAATCCACATTCGAGTCGTCTGGTTGTAGAGACCATCCGTTTCGATGTCGTAGACCCACCGACTCATTTAATTAGCAACACTCACAACACCATCAACAGCATCAAATTGATCAATCATATCTTCATTCCAAGCGTTGACATCACCGTCATTCTTGGAATTCATAATATCAAGCGCATCAAATACCTCAAGTTGAGCAGGTGTCAGACATTCACGTATTGGTGTGCCATCACCAGTTCCATTGTAAATATCATAGAGAATGCGCTTGTAGTCAGTTTCATTTAAACGAGGAGTCGACATTAGTTTTTCACCTTTGAAATAATGATGTAGTCTTTTTTGTAGTCAATAGTCATTCTATTTAAGACTTTTTGGGCTTCTTCACGTGTATCATACCAAAACTTTCCTAGAATACCAACTAGAGTAGGGTTCTCATATGTTGCTGAAGGATTTACTAAGAGAACACCATATTGTTGTAGATCTGGTACAGCATGCACTAGTGTAGGTGTTGGAAGACCTTGACCCATATCACCTATAAGATTGTTAATGTCGCATACACGAATAGGCTTACGATCATTAAGGATATAAGCAAGCAGGAATTTAAAGTACCAAATACCTTTTTGGAGTTCTTGGGCTTCTTCATCTTTACCCCCATTTCTATCCCAATATTTACGACCTTGTAATTCAACAGCACCAATGAACACTTCAGGGTTACGAAAGCGAGGAAGATATTGCATCGCCTCAAGCCATTGTAATTCTTCTTGAAGTGTTTTAATGTATGCTTGATAGTGAGAAGGATTGATGTGGTCTTTTACAGGTACAGTAAGCAACGACGGGTATTCCTCTAACAATGTAGGTTTCCATGCAGTTACACGTTCTTGAGCTGTACGCCAACTTAAATAGTCGTCGTATGTTAGGAACTCTTTTAAAGGAATACAACTATTGAGCTTTTCAAAAACTCTATAGAAACCTTTATTCCAGTCATGCTCGAAAATATGTTCTTCATCAACAATGACGTTTGCATGACCACCATTGCTATAATATCTAAAAATCATTTGTTATCCTAAAAGGCAGTTTATACTCATGCCTAGGAGTTCTTTCAGTCCCGATACTGGCTGGCAACGGGCTGAAACTGTTTTAGAAAACCTGGGAAGGGTCTACTGCAGGAGCAGACGGGACGCTAGGCACGGTGGGCTTATCAAAATTAGGCACACCATCACCTTGTAGAACATCCTTCATTTCCTTAGGTTCTTCTGCAATTCGAACTGTCTCGGTTTGACCGAAAGTTTCACGAGTAGGAGTGTACAACTTATGAGTCGTCACTTGGATACCCATTAGAACGGTAGCAGTGCCAGTGCCTTCGCCCTTAGGATAATCATACTGGAAAATCCGTAGATTACCGATAGAACCATTACCAATAGTATTTGGGTCGATGTCATTAAGATGACCATCCATGACCTCAACAGGACCATTTGCAATAGTTAAATTACCATCATCATCCTTCTTCTTAGAACGCTTACGAAGAACAGTCTTCCAGTAAGGACCAGCCTTAACTGTCTCAGCATCATCCTTTTCAGGATCAGGAATAACAACTTTGAGAGGAATTCCCTGACTCTCCCATTCTTTCGCTTGTACACGATCATGGGTTCTAATCTGGACTTCCCAAGTGGGATTTTCTTTGTTGTAAAAAGCGTTGGGGCGCTTAGGGTCACACTTAACAAAATACAACTTAACATTATTCAAAAATGACATTAGTATACCTTAAACCTTACTATTTCCCAAACAGGGTTAAATTAACGGGGTCGCTCTAAAACTTATTTCAAGCGTCGTCGGCGTACACGAGATTCCATTCTTCTCCTGTAATACCCGACATAACAAATTCAGCTTCATTAGAGGTTAGTTGAGGCATGCTACTATGAAGAGGCACACCATTAATGTGAGCACGTAACTGCGTTTCTGTAAACGGCAGTACCTTTGTGTGGATTCTTCCTGATGCAGGAGATACTCTAGTAATCTCTACTAGCGGACCTCTGAAAGTTCTCACAAGCTTTCCATCAGGATTTGCTTGACGAATTGATTCTTCTATTGTAATATAGTGCTTAGCGATACTCATGGGCGCTATAAAAGCAGGTCCACCAGCATCACTATTCGCTAAGAATAGAAAGACCCAATTCTTTGAAGGAAAATAAAAGGCTGCGTCAAAGCCTCCAGTCTTGCTTCTAATATCCACATAACCTTCGTCACCAGTAGCTTGTACTTCTTTCAAATCTTCTGGCGTTCCAATTAAGAAGATATCCCCACCGAGAAGTTCTTCAAAAGACTTACCGGAATCGGCTTCTTCACCAAGCGAGTATTGGATTTCGTTAAAGATTTCTTCGTCAACGTTACCCATCATTTCAGAGAGATTTGTAAATTTCTTCATTTTAAATCCTTAGACAAAGCAATACTCTGAATCTAACACAAGCGTAAGATCAAGAGTACCAAACTCAATGTTTGTGATATCACCATCGATAGCTTTCATTATATCATACAAAGGGTCAGCTTCATATAATTCAACAAAGGTTTCTCGAATCAAGCGAAATAGAACTGGCATATCTCTAAGGAGAGCACCAAATGAATCGTGAATAGTAGTAATAGGAAAATTAGCTTTATGAACAGTAAGTGTTAGGTGGGCTGCATCTAATGAATGGATAGCATTAGGGCTTGCACCTTGAGACTGCTTATTCTTAGAAGGAGTAGGATCTTCTAGGAATGATACAGCAATTTGGAAAGTATTGATAAAATACCCAGTGTTTAATCGTTCACCTTGAAATGGACCATATTGAACCCAAATCTTTCTAACCTTACCTTCTGTGTAATTCTGCACAACTGGAAAGTTAGTAATTGGGATAGTCCAACTCAAGAATCTCCCATCTTGCTCTGCAAGCTTACCTGCATCTTCAAATACAGAAAGTAATTGCATAGGACGACGGAGAGACACACAACAATCTTCGTATACTAATCGACCCATGTAAGCGCCCCAACGGTGCTCCATGTATAACAACCATTCGATACCGTGTTTCTTGGAATCGTCGATTTGTTGCTGACCTAATCCATATTTAGTACCACCATATGGAAGTGTCATAACATTTCTTTTAACAATCTTTCGACGTTCCTTACCATCGGTTATTAACGCCCAATATACAGGCGCTGACTTCTCAAGAAGCTCTATATTATCTTCTTTGAAATCTTTTATCTTGTCAATCAATTCTTTTCTTAGAACACTCTTAGGTTCTGCTGCTTGAATTTCTTTCTTGATCTTCATTAATTCACGAATGAACTTTTCACAAGCAGCTACTAGAGTAGGCTCCATTCCGGCAACAATTTCATCAAGAGTAGTCCATACATGGTCAGCAACGTATTTATACAAATCACCAGGAAGGTCAGAGGGTACCAGATTAACATGTACCGCAGTCTGCTCATCCGTCGTAAGCGCTGATAAGTGCTGAGACCCATTATTACTACCATCAATATAGCATTCCAGATGAGACTCAAAATCATAATTGTCAACATCACCCTTCTCCATCTGCCATAATCTAAGCTTCATCAACTCATTACAAGCAGCAAGAAATTGCCAAGGTTTATCAGCCTTCATCCAACCTTGATTTATCTTGGGGGACTCTGCATAGCTGAGAAGGATTTCTTCGTTATCCAAAACCCAATCGGCTCTGTCCTGTAGAGGTATTTTGTCAGTCTTATATCCGTCGTCACGACCAGCGTCTCCTGCCCAGTTAGAAGCGATAGATACGAGCAGCCAAAAATATCCTTCCCTTCCAATAGAGGCGCAATCATCTCTGAGGAGGAGACCTCTGGCGAGATCAGAGCCTTGCTCATGAAGATAGGCTGAAGTTGGATAACGTCGTCCTCTGAAATCGTAGTAATAAAGATGGAAAAAGGTTTTTCCCATGAGACGTCTTGCAATGTCTCCAATAGCTCGTGCTTCGCGAAGTTTAGTAGTCTTAGCTTCTGGATTAGTTTGCTCCCAGATATCTGAGAACGCATCTGTTCTGTTCTTAAGTGCCCAGGTATGAATTCGATAAATGTCTTCATTAATCCGCCAACCTACATGCTGTGCCTTATTCAAAGCATCATAAATAATAGGATGGGTTTCTGGGGTTACTGCAGATAGAACATCCTTGTTAGTAGTCTTAATAATCGTCTTACCTGTTATATGACGACTAGAAGTCCAATCTTCAAAAGGAATGAGTGCTGGAAGCTTTTCCATTTTGTTATCAGGAACTTCACTCATTAAGTCACAAATTTTATCATCATCAATTACTTGAATGATGTATGTACCATGGCCTTTAGAGCCCTTGCCAAGTATAACTTGAAGCATTCCCATCTGTTCTAAATTATAGAGTAGGAATGCACCTGTCTTTGCAGCAAGGGCACTATCTAATTTTTGCTTCAATCGGTTTCGTACAGAATGACCAATTGCAGAAATTACTTCAATAAAGAGTATAGTAGTAGAAGCGCCTCTCTTCATTCTCGTATATAAATGTACTACTGAAATCACCGTATCGAGGTAATCATCTACAGAGAACTTCTTGAGATACTTGAGTGGATTTTGAGGTGCTATTTCAGTTGCAAGTCTTTGTTCTATAATGGACTTCAACTTTTGCTTCATATTACCTCGGAGATAAAATTTTTATAGTATAGACCGCAGCAAGAACACCACCTATTAGCACAGCTACTTTGAAAAGTACACAAAATAATATGCCGCCAATAATAAAAGTAACTAAGGGGTGTGTGTTAGGGTTCACTCGGTCTCCGGTATTCTATTTGGGTGTTTTGAAAAAATAATTAAGAGTGCGGCCCACGCAGCGATAGAATGCGAGCTTCAATAGAAGCCAGAACAATAGAATAAGTCAAGTATTGAGTACTAGTAGAGGTTAGAATGCAACTATTAGGGTTACGTAAAGTTACGTTATACGCTCTAAGAGTTTTGTAGCATTCTTCTTTAAATTCAAAAAGATAACGACCTTCTGCAGTAGAAGGAATAGTTAACATTGCAGCATCAACAGATTCAAAATAGTTTAAAGGATACATAGATTTAGCGCCAGGCATCCATTGATGTACTCTGTTATTAAAATCAGCTACAGATAGATGGGGTGTAGTGCGACACCACTCTAAAAGGTCTTCACAAGCTTCTAAAGAT